CTTCAGCTTTGGCCTTGGCCCTAGCAACCTTCTCGGCTTCAGCTTCAGCTTTGGCCACGGCAGCCTTATCAGCCCCAGACTTCTTTGCAGCTTTCCGAGCCGCAAGTTCAGCCCGTCTCGCATTCGCTTTAAGTGCGGCTTGAGTCGTTATACCTTTTTGAATAAACTTGTTATTTCTTTTCAAAAGACTCGCGGCGGTGGATGCCTTGTTTCCCTTATTTCTGTTCGTGGCAGCTCTTTGTTGTCTAGCCAACTGAACTTTCTGAGCACCAGTTGCACCAGCCAACTCCTTTTGGTTCCTGGCGATTTCAGCTGCACTTTTGACTGCGTTCATCACCTTTTTGGCCTTCATATTTTTCACAGTGGCTTTCAATGATCGAGTGGGTGGCTTCTCAGCTGCTCTTCCACCAAGGGGTATAGGCTTACGAATCACTTTACCTATCGCACCTGAAACCAGAGATTTTGAAGCATTTGAAATCTTTTGATCCACCTGTTTGTTTGCGGATGCACGAATCAAAGTGAAGTTTGCATTCGGTGCGTTAATTCTCTTAATGTATCCAGTCTTGTTTTCTCGTGGAATATTCAGACCCTGAATATACTTTTTGAGTGTGTTTCTTTCACCCTTCTTTGAAAGGTTTACCAACTGTTCTTCGAAAATTCTACGCCTCTCACCCACATTGTTCTTGAGTTGCATGACCTTTTCGAGGTGACCCCGTTTTTTTATTGGTCCAATCTTACTCATTTGAATTTCTTTACGCAACTCAATCTTTTTGTTCATCTGCTTTTCCAGGTTTGTGAGTGTTGCATTATTCTTCGCATTCTTAATTGCAGGATCCCACTTACCAATGCGACCACCAATTCGACCAACCTCATTTTTCGCCTTCTTCATAAGACTATCCCTTTTAGGTGCCAAATTCAATTTGTTAATCGCAGCGGAAGTATTGAAATCGTTTTCTTCTTTGGATTCACCACGCTTTATAGTGGTTGCCTCACCATTGAGACGACCCTTACCCCTCTTACGCGCTTGATTGAAAATCTTAGGGCGAGAAAATGGGTTCTTAGTATTGTTCCACTTAGTCATAAATTCTTTGACATCCTCATTTGTGAGACCCTCAATCTGCTTGATTTTAAATTCCACACCGTTACGAATTTTCTTCTTTGTGTTTGCCTTATTGATTTCTTTACCCTTGATGTTCAGCTGTTTGTTTAGTTCTTCAGAAGCGTTGAATGGTTCGTTGGGTTTATTATTAAACAAAGGATTGTTGATAACCGTGGGTTTTCTAGCATTTGATACTTTTTTTCGAAACTTTTCAACGTAACCAATTTTACCAACAACCTTTTTCAAGTTGTTCTTCCTATTCTTATTGGGCAATTTGGTGTTCTCATTCACAGCCTTTTTCTCTTCGTTGGGATTCTCATTTATCTTGTTCATTGGTGGCTTCTTTTTCGTGTTGAAAGCCCCCATCACACCAATTTTCTTACCCACATTCTTGAACTTACCCTTCACGTTGAAGGGCTTCGATACAGGCACATTTGGCTCGGGTGCGATGGGTGTTGGGGTGTTTTTCTTTTTCGTGTTGAAAGCCCTCATCACACCAATTTTCTTACCCACATTCTTGAACTTACCCTTCACGTTGAAGGGCTTCGATACAGGCACATTTGGCTCAGGTGTGGTGGGTGTTGGGGTGTTTTTCTTTTTCGTGTTGAAAGCCCTCATCACACCAATTTTCTTACCCACATTCTTGAACTTACCCTTCACGTTGAAGGGCTTCGATACAGGCACATTTGGCTCGGGTGCGATGGGTACAGGTGCAGGGACTGTATTTTCATTTATGATTCGTTTATTCCTGTTCCTATTTATGATATTCTGACGTCTCTCCTCATTTTTAGATTTCCTCTCGAGCTCTCTCAAACGTTTTAGGTTTTTAGTTGCTTGAATCTGTGAAGTCTCCTTCTCTTTTTGTAACAGCCTCGTTTCTAATGCAATCTGTTTACGTTCCTGTTCAGTTCTTGCCTGGCTGTTCTTCTTTTTCAAATCCACCAGTTGTTGATTGTAACGTTCTTGATCGAGTAACTGGGCCTTTGAAAAGATGTCATCTATGTTATCAATCGTTCTAACTCTACTCGCATACGAGAGTCTTTCTGATTGAGACAACTTCTTCAGGGAACTCAAGTTTCTTTTAAGAGAATTCTTAGCTACTTGAATCTTCTTGTTCCTAGTTCGAGCCTGGAGAGCAGTGGATTTACTTTGAGCGTTAGTATTAATTTTTTCTATACTTTGTTGAGCTCTCACATTATTCCTTTTATTGAGAACACTTTGGTTTCTCAACTTTTTAGCTTTCAATAGAGCCTTCTTTTCTTCCTGATTTTGTTCCCGCTCTAGACGATTTTTCTCTTTTTTGGCCTCGATTCTCCCTTTTTCAGTCAGTGCCTTAGAAACTTTATTTTCAGCGTTTTGTATTTTCTGATCATATCTTTTCTGATCCAATTGACTCGCACTTGTAAATACATCATCTATATTCTCCGCAGCCCTAACTCTGGATAGGAAGGAGTTTCTTTCTGAACTGGAGAGTTGTTTGAGAGTAGCGAGATCCTTTTTGAGAGTCTGTTTAGAGATTTTTATAGCATTAGCTTTCCCCACTAAAGTCATTCGTATCTCCTCTTTTTTCAAAGTATTCAAATTCTTCTGAGCTTGAATATTAGCCGCACCCTGTTCCTGTTTTATGCGCCTGTTTTCAGCTACAGCAGCTCTCCTCTCTTCGTCAGTCTTGGCGTTTCTAATCTTTTTGGCCACGCGTTCAGACTCTTCTCCATATCTTTGTTGATCTCTCAATCTGGCCTCTTCAAATATATTATCAAGATTTTCAGGTTTTGAAACTTTAGCTAAAAACATATTGACTTCATCAGGTCTGAGTTTCTTCAAAGTCTTCAATTTCTTCTTCAACGTAGATTTCAACCCTGACACTGGAACGTTGGGGACCGGGCGAGGACCTGGAACGTTGGGGACCGGGCGAGGACCTGGAACGTTGGGGACCGGGCGAGGACCTGGAACGTTGGGGACCGGACGAGGACCTGGAACGTTGGGGACCGGACGAGGACCTGGAACGTTGGGGACCGGACGAGGACCTGGAACGTTGGGGGTACCACCATTCCTACCATTCCTACCATTCATTCCGTTCCTACCTCTCGAAACATTCTTACCACCACTGAGAAATCGTGGTGTGACTCGTTTGAAAACGTTTCCAAACCGTGTTCTATTTGATTTGGGTTCACTGGAGTCATTCCTTTTGAGAAAATTTGGTTTGGGTTGATTCTTAAAAATACTCTCTTTTGGAAATTTGACACTGTTCTTCCCTTCATTGGAGTTGTTTCCGTTATTGAGACGGTTGTTCCTCCCTTCATTGGAGTTGTTCCCGTTATTGAGACGGTTGTTCATCCCTTCGTTGGAGTTGTTCCCATTGTTGAGACGGTTGTTCCCCCCTTCGTTGGAGTTGTTCCCGTTATTGAGACGGTTGTTCCCATTGTTGAGACGGTTGTTCCCCCCTTCGTTGGAGTTGTTCCCATTGTTGAGACGATTTTTCTTCCCCATGTTATTGAGACTCTCGTTGGTGTTTCTTACTTCATTCACATTCATGGCAGAGTTTATATCATTCCTGTCATTCGACAGCTTAGCTTTCCTAGTAGTGGAACGTGTGGAAGATAACTTGATGGGTTCAGAAACTTTCAAGTGTCTCAATCTCTTCCCAATTGCTGTAATCAAATCTGCTTTGGTTTTCTTATCGATATCCTCTAATTTCACCTTACGAGCAAGTTTCTTTATTTCACCGAGCCTCGTTGAGGAATTGAAGAGAAGTTCATAATCCCCAACAGATAAGGGTGACTTCCTATCTGTCATATACGTCTTCTGTTTGTTCAAAACCAATGGTGGTAACGGTAATTTTTCATCCTGTATATTTTTGTAGACTTGACAAATTTCTGTTTTTGTCAGTTTAATATTTTCCCCAGTGTTCAGCTTTATTAGCTTCCGAAGGGTGCTTAGATCCGCGTCTGGGTCACACGCATCTATCATATATATTAGACTGACAAAAAAGTATTTTAAAATGTATAACCGGTGTTAAATAATTTCACTTTTTCTTCATAACTCATATTAAAATCAAATATATTCGTATCTCCTATGTTTATTTCTATTTCTTCTACTGGTCGATCGTATTTTTCTCTATTTGATAACGCAGAACGGATCAGAGTTTCTACAAACTGTCTCGGTGTGTTTATATCATCCTGATAGATCTGACTCGCTACTATTTTCATACATGTAACTTCGTATGGCTTTTTATCTAAGAATGGTGTCAATGGATATTCTTCTTTCATACCACCATCTACATACGTATTATTCATGTATTTTCCACACGAAAATATAAACGGAACCGCCATACTCATACACACTGCATCTATGACCTTCATATCGGGGTGCGAATCTTTAGAAAAATACACAGTTTCTGAAGTATTCAAACAAAACGCCGCAATATATATTTTCATATCTATCTCACTAAATGTAGGGTCCGAACCACAAATATCAACCAGTTTCTTCCTTATCGGGTTGATATCAACGAAACCAAACTTAGTAAAGAATGAACTCAATTTGATCTTCACAAAATTGGAAATGTTCAATGATATAGCCGTTTCCAGTATTTCATCCATGGACATTCCCATAGCTAAAAACAATGCCAGAATGGAACCAGCAGAAGAACCTGATATCTCCTTGATATCCACGAGTTTGGATTCCCTAGCTTTGAGACAACCAATTAGGGAATATATACCCATAGACGCTGGTCCCAAAACGAGATACCTCATCTTCTTCCTACCTAATAGAACTGAGGAAATTGACGCCGCAATATCGCAAAGACAACCGCGAATACGATCGAATGCACCAACGCGGCGGTTATGCTTGTTTGTCCTGATTGGAACACACCCTTGCTCCCTGATGGTAGGGTAAGGAGAAGACCCGGACTCAGAAGTAGGAACAGGGATGTGCTCACTAGGAGGTCTGCCTTGGTCAACACTATACCCATCGCCTTGGCTATGAGACTGTAGACGATAAAGAACACGAGAGCGTGGAAGAATGTGGCTGTTTTGTTTGTTTTTTGGTTTGTGAATGACACTTTTACCCCGTCTGTGGTTAATAGCACACCGGGGCTCAAAGTTAAAAAAAGCGCCGCTGGAATAGCCACTCGTTGAGCGGTAAGGTTGGATGGAAGCATGTTAATATACACCCATATAATTTTCAGCGAAATTCAAAAAGTCGTTGAAACCAGCACCCCTCATCATTTCTCCTCGAAGTCCATTTTGATTTAAGATACGTCCAAGGTTCTTCCAGACGTGGAAGAGGTGCTCTTCATAATCGGATGACACTTTTTCAATAAGAGGGTCATGTTCCATAAAACAGAATTCAACAAAGTCGACGAATTCTCCTGAGTGTTCGATGTGCGCATCGTATAACAATGTCTGTGCTGTATTCCACATCATATGTAGTTCATCTGAGTATTCGACTTCCCAATCTTCGATATTCAGAGGAGCGTTATCATTAATTTCTTCATCATCACTGGCATCAGGGTCATATCCAACTGTCGCTTCGTATACGTATTGACTCCAAACCATTGTGATTAGTTACTTACTTCTTTGGGGGGTTTATCTTTTATACCTGTTAATGAGATTGAGGTTGATTCTTTTGATTTAAGATTATCCTTAATTGCATTTAAAGCGCCTTCGACTTTGGCTTCATCACCAGAGAAGAAGGACATGAGACCATCCTTAATGGCATCCTTATTCATACTACCTTTACGCACCGACTTGCGCAAGTTAATTTTACCTTTCCTGAGGTTAATGGTATCAATGCCCTGATCAACCATGTGTTTCTTCACATTTTCTTTGAGTCTCTTCTCTTCCTGGTTGAGGATTTTGATATCAGATTTCGCATCGGAAAGTTGTTTTGAAAGATCTACAAGTTTTGAGACAGTTTCAGACAGTTCGTTAGAAACACCACTCATTATTAATTATATGTATACCCTAATCTTTAAGCGCACAACCCACGTTGCATGAGATCAGGGACGATAGTGGAATTGTTCCAGACATAGGGATCCTTGGGGTTGGGGGGATCCTTGCGAATCTGCTGATTGGCGTTACGGAGAGTGCCACCGATGGTTTCGGGGAGACCAATTTGCTGACGAGGATCGAGGAAGTTCTGACCGGCGAGGACATCCTCTGGTGCGAACTGACCGAAGTCTTCCTCTGACGCGATCTCACGGGGGAGAAGAGAGGAGGCGAGACCACTACCCTTGTTCATACCACTAGAGCCCGCTGTGGATGGACCCGCGGCGGGGCCAGCGGCAACTGGTCCAGCACCGAAGGGCGCATACTCACGTTCAGTGATAGTGTAAGAAGATTTAGAGTTCAAGTTGCACAGAAGGAAGATAAGGACAGCTACGGCGACCAACATAATAATGTTTTGGTTACGACCTTTCAACATCTTTTATATACTATTAACAAATTTTTTTTACTGCTCGTCATCGACAAAGGCATACTCCTCTGGGTAAGTGTCGATGATTGGCTCTGGATGAAGTCTGACCTGGACAAGATTCCAAGTGCAAGCAAAATTTTTCTTCGCGAACCAAAGTCCTGAAAATTCAAGGATGACGTCACATACCTTGTCCTTCTGGAGAGTTTCAAAATCAACAGCCTCCTGCTGAGAATTGAAAACCTTGGTGACTTCGATTCGTTCACATGTCATGTGATTATCAGTTGTGCTGGGTGTATACGCTCCCCTGATGACACCCTCTGACAATTCCTTACCGAACCAGTCTGTGGAATTTGCTTGGGCGGCTTCAACATTCGCGGTATCAACCGTATTAATCTTATCGATGTTAAAATCAGACACGAGATCAAGGACAGCCTCGTCAGACACGTCAGAAATCTTAACACCGTTCAACTGAATAAAAACTTTACGTTTATCATCGTTGCGAACCTTAACAAATCGGAGGCCGTCATCACCTTTTGAGAGAGTATCGAAAATCATTTATATTATACATAGGGTCTATTTCTTTAACCCAACAAATGGTATAGCCGCAGCCTTGTCTAGAACTGGTTTTGGAACCCATTTGTTTCTCCTGGGTTTATGACCATACAATGTTTTACCCACATTGATTTTCTTTGGTAATTTTTTTGTGTTCTTCACCCTCAGATTCATCTCGTTTTTTACGTATGAGTTGTTAGTCACGTTTTTCCACTTTAGGTTTGTGAGGTTGAAACGCTTATTTCCTGAGCTATTTTCATAGCCGTTGATCTTGATATTATTGGTAGAAGTCTTCAAACCGTGAACCAATTGCTTAGATAATCGCTCATCTGATGGTTTTGTGGTGTACTTGTTATATTTATAGGGGTTTATCTTTGCTGCCCTATTCATAGAGACACGACCATCCTTTTTTGTAGCGGGTTTTGTCCTTACAATTTTACTATGAACACGTTTAAATATAGTTTCCATGGAATCGGATGGTTTCAAATTTTTGATAAAAAGTTTCGACAACTTCAATAACCTCTGACGATCTTTATCTTTTTTTTCTGGGCGTAGTTTTAGTTTTTGCATTAGATAGATGTCTTCTATGAGGAATTCTTTACTGGCGATGAATATCTTCTTATTATTCACCAGTTTACCAGTATCTAAATTGCGATACGTTACACCTCTCTGCCTAGATAGAACGACTTCATACCCAAACTCACTGGGACGCATAAAAGGAATATCTAAAATACCCCCTATGACAGTGTCTTCAATTTTACCAGTTTTTGTTGATAAATGTTTGATATTGAGGTCCAAAGCGAATAGTTCAACGTCTATGAAGACGTCACCCCTGTTTGGTTTATTATCCACTCTCGTCTTCTTTTTCTTAATGAGTAAATACCTCCTAGTCACGTAAGGACCCTTCGCGTTGAAGTTTATTCCCAAAAATTTAAAAACTTTGGGATATTGTTTTCGCATGGCTACGATTCTCTTCTTAATTCGCAAATTGAGCTTTTGTGCGATTTGACCGAGTTTATCCCACAAAATTAGTTTGACAGCTTGGAGTTTGCCGAAAAATTCTGGGTTTACAGACATACGGGGGACGAATTTTGCATCTATGTCACTCGTGACTATTCTGTTCTCGTAATCTGTGTAAAGATTGAACGCTTCACCACCACTTATTACTAGATCACCCATACTTTTCATATGTTCTGTGATTTCACTTACAGTTTGGAGAATTATGTCACGTATACTGTCAGTGACCAACACATACATGAATTTATCAAAACTTTTAGATGAGTGCTTCGTCCGGACTTGTGTTCTGAACTTGTTCAAATCTCTCTGAAGATTACGATCGAAATACTTTTTCAATTTTGGATCACTAAAAAGTAAATGTTCATTCAGGAACTTATCCCTAGTGGGTTTTGAATAAATGTGATCGTCCATTATTATATTGTGATATAATAATATGGTCTGCAACGTCATCGATGAATGTAGATGTTACCAACTGAAGGGTAACATAAATCAATTCTGTGGGGTGCGCCGCGGTGAGAGAGTTGTGAGATGCCCAGATGACTGCTGCTTCGGTGGTTGTGTGTCTGATGGTTCTAAGGTACCCTTCAGGATTATCGACTTCAGTGATATGGTTAGTGTGAAAGACCCGGACCCTGTTAAGACTTATAACCAAATATTACGTATCTTCATCGTTTTCTGTATCATCATAATCATAGACTTAAAGATTAGGGGTCTAAGAAAGATATAATGTCCCTCGAAGCTATCCAAACCGAACTTTCTGCTCTTCGCAACGACGTGAAAAACCTAGCCAAACTTGTTCGTAAGGTGAAGAACACTCAGGAGGATCCTGATGGTGAGAAGGCCAAGAAGCGCGCTGAAAACAACGGATTCAATCGTAAGCAGGAAATTACACCTAAGTTGCGCGAATTTCTTGCAATTGCTGAAGGTGAACTCATCTCTCGTTCCGAGGTGACTAAATTTATCAACAAGTATATCACCGAGAAGGGTCTCAAACACCCTGAGAACGGTCGTCAGATTGTTCTTGACGATAAGCTTCGCGAACTCCTCACCCCTCCCGAGGGCGTCGTCGTGACCTACCTTAACCTTCAGAAGTATCTGTCTCCTCATTACATCAAGAAGGCTTAAAAAATAAAAACATACTAATAATAACAACATGGTGAGCTTAATTGATAAGTCTCAAGTCGAACAAGTTGTTGGTACAAAAATAAAAAACCTAGGTTTGTACCAAAAAGCTTTTACACACAAGTCTGCCCTAAAAGAGTATGATAATCTGACAGAGTCTTTTGAGACCCTAGAATTTATAGGTGATTCCGTTTTGGGATTTGTTATTACTAAATATCTATTTGATCGGTATGAAAATAAACAAGAAGGTTTCCTCACGAAAGCTCGGACAAAGCTCGTTCGTGGTGAAACATTGGCTCACATCGCTAGTCATTTGAACCTCGATAAATACGTCATAATGGATGAAAAAGGGATGAGAAATTCGTGGAACACTAACACCAAAATCTTGGAAGATGTTTTTGAGGCCCTCATTGGAGCCATCTACATGGATATCGGTCTCATTCACGCGAAGGAATTTATTCTTCGGATTTACCAAGACCCTGCCATCATCGATATGAACATGATAATGATAGATGACAATTACAAGGATCATCTCATGCGTTACTGCCAAGTGAATAACTGGGAATTACCTGAATATAGGGTTTCTGGGCACCACGAGGGAGTCTTTTACATTGATATCTACGTTCAAGACGCGTTCTTCGCGAGGGGTGTCGCGAAAAGTAAAAAGCAGGCTGAACAAAATGGAGCACGCAGTTATTTTGAAGCCCTAAGTACATATTCAAACTATGACTTTACTTAAAAAATAGAGACCCTTATAATTTAATATGCACCCAAACGTGAAAGCAGCGCTGGGGAGGGAGTATGCTGCCCAAAAGTCAGATGAGTGGCTCGCCCTCCGTGGTAACATGCTCACTGCTTCAGATGCAGCTACAGCCATCGGTGTTAATAAATACGAAACACCGGCTGAACTCCTACTAAAAAAATGTGGTCTCGGTGAAAAGTTTACGGGTAACGCGGCCACCCGTCACGGTGAGAAATATGAAGATGAAGCACGGATTCTATATGAAGAGCGACATGGGGAGGTTGTCCACGAACTCGGTCTCTGCCCCCATCCAGTGCATTCCTGGTTGGGTGGTAGTCCAGACGGTGTATCCGAATCTGGGAAGTTGGTGGAGATTAAATGCCCCCCGATGCGTCAAATTATACCCGGTGAAGTGCCCATCCATTACATGCCCCAACTTCAACTGTGTATGGAGATTTTAGACCTAGACGAAGCAGACTTTATACAGTATAAACCAGCCGAGACTAATTGGCCTAAACCTGAAGAATTTGACGTCGTTAATGTCAAACGAGACCCTGAATGGTGGAAAACCAATCTCCCAATTATGAGAGAATTTTGGGAAAAGGTTGTCTATTTTAGGGAACACCTAGACGAGCTTCCACCACCTAAGTTGAAGAAAACTCGTAAGAAAAAAGAACAAGAACCGATCAAGTGTGAAATCGAAATACTCCCAGAAGAGGATCCTTACCAAGATGACTAGCCAACAGTATAAACTCGCGACGAGTAAATTAAACACAAGATTATTTATACCTTATCAACGAGATGGTGTAGAATGGATGCTTGGAATGGAAAATCAAACTACGGGACCCAAAGGTGGGTTTCTCTGCGACGAAATGGGTCTGGGTAAGACTGTGCAACTGATTTCTACTTTACTTGGAAATCCCAAACAACGCACTTTAATCATCGTACCCAAATCTATTATTGCACAATGGGTTGAAGAAATCAACCACTTTGCCCCCAGTCTGTCTGTTAGGGTTTTCGACGGGCCGGGGCGAGAACTCGATCGGGAACTCCTGTCATCTCCAGAGAAATGCTCAGTCACGATTACCCCGTATTCCCTAATCAGCGCCAAATCAGAACTTCATAATCTGCATTGGAACCGCGTCATCCTTGACGAAGCCCACGAAATTAGGAACAAGGGTTCAAAGATCTTCAAGAGTGTGTGCCTACTTAAAACAGAAATCAGGTGGATCGTGACTGGGACACCAGTGTTTAATTCGATGCAGGATTTCGTGTCACTCTGCACATTTTTTGGACTGTCCAAGAATTTTGTTCAGGGACGGACGAAGGATGTTAAGGATGTTTACATTCTCAGACGAACGAAGGAAGACCTCTCGAAAGTTAATGAGCGTCTCACACTCCCTCCGTGCAAGTTTGAGAATGTGGAGCTTGACATGTTTGACGAAGAAAAGGCACTTTACGAATTTGTATTCTTGGAGGCCCAGGGTATAATTCAGGACGCTTTTAGGGAAGCTCAAAGTGTGAATGCGAAGAATATGATCATCTTGGAATGTCTTCTGAGAGCTAGACAGTGTATGATATGGCCACAGATGTATCTAAACGGTGTCGGTAAAAAAAATGGAACCAAGCCTACTGTGTGGACTGGTAGATCAAGAAAGATGGAGACCCTATTCCAGATGATCGGTGAACACCCCGACGAGAAGACGCTCATCTTCTGTCAGTTTAAGGGTGAAATGAACTACATTCAATCCCAACTGTCGTGTGAAGTTTTCAGGATTGACGGGTCAGTCTCTAAGGATGCCCGTGTTGAACAGATAAAGGCGTTCAAAAAATCCCCAAAGGGTTCAGTGTTCATCATTCAAATAAAGAGTGGTGGCCAGGGTTTGAATCTCCAAGAAGCAACGAGAGTATACATCACAGGGCCCGCGTGGAATCCAGCGACGGAACTCCAAGCGATCGGTCGAAGTCACCGCATGGGTCAAAATCACGCGGTTTACGTTAAAAAGTTGGTATACAAAGAATGTTCGAGATTTGTGAGTGTCGAGGAAGAGATGATGGCTCTCCAGGGGCACAAATCCCTCGTCTGCTCACAAGTATTAAACGATGAACGAATCAAAACACAAATCCCAGTGAACAGGACGACTGATAAAATTTCAATTTTGGACATCAAAAATATTTTCCGCGCTTAATATAAATGACTGTTGGTTCCCGCGCTGAAGTTTTCCATGGTAACGCGCAATCCACTTCCGGTGGTCTCCGCAAAAGTGATCTCAAGATGAAAGATGGACGCATCATCTCCAAGGCGGCGAGTAAGGCTGCTAAGAAGTCCCTCAAACAAAACCCTACATTCCAGAGGTTCATCGATCTCGCGAAAGAGAAGGCAGAGAAGAAGGGTCGATTCTGCCTCAGCCCCCCGAAGAAATCGAAAACCTACAAAAAAATAATCAAAGATAGTAAGTAAGAATGAGTCTTTCCAAATGGGAAGAATCTGTGAAAGTAGCGAAAATTAAATGTAGTGTCGACCCAAAGAAGTTTACCAGGGTTCAGGGTAAGCTTCTTAAGGAGGCCCAAAAGGTTTATAGTATTATGTTATTAAATAAATCCAAGTCTAAATCTTAAATTGAAATCCCTTCAAATTCTGTGGTTCGTAAACGATAAGTTGATGAAGTTTCCACGTGCATCCAAACTTCCTGTTCAAGAAATACACACTGCCAAGTTCAACTATAGCGTGTCCAGAATTTCTTGAATACAGTCCATTCTGAATTTCATCGTGTGTGGGATTCTTATCCGCGTCAAATACACTCGCCTTGATCTTATCTTCCATCGTGGTATCCACCTTTACACGAAACTTCGGTTCACGACCCGGGGATTCTTTCATATTAGAATTAAACATGGGAACAAGTTCTTCACGTGTCATCTTGCTTCCAAAAATAGATTCACTTTGTTCGTGAACCGAATCTATGATCATATTCTCTAGGAATTTGATAGAATCGTAAAATTTTTTCATATAGCTCTCTTCCTCATCGTATCCCTTGATAGCGAAATCGATGTTGTATTTTGTTGGACCAATTTCTGGGACGAAACCTGAAACACCAAAGGGCATATACATACGAGGGAATTGAATTCGTAGTGGGGTTCCCTGTTTGGTAGATATAACAATTCGTCTGTTATTGAACTGATTAATTTGAATATTTTCGATAGCTTTGTCCATGAGTGCTGTATATAGTTTATGAGTCAAAACTTTAAGCTGAACAAGCTACACAGTCGGGTTCGAGACTAAACTGAATAGGACGCGCTTTGGCCTTACTTCTCAAATAATACATGCCAGTCTTCAACCCAGACTTCCAAGCATACATGTGCATCGAGGAAAGTTTAGACATCGTGGGACTCTCCATGAATAGATTCATCGATTGAGACTGGTCGATGAAACGACCCCGATCCGCTGCCATATCGATAATACATTTCTGACTAATCTCCCACACAGTTTTGTAAAGATTCTTAATATCCTCTGGAATATCTACAATAGTTTGGATAGAACCCCCAGCCTTTACCATCAAATCTTTCATTTCCTTTGACCAGAGACCAACCCTCTTGAGATCATCTACGAGGTGTTTATTCACTACGACAAACTCCCCTGCTAGGGTGCGTCGGAGATAAATATTTGTCGTATACGGTTCAAAACATTCATTGTTTCCTAAAATTTGGGCGGTAGAGGCTGTTGGCATGGGTGCGAGGAGAAGACTGTTCCTCAAACCCTTAGTCTTTACACGTTCACGCATGGCGTCCCAATCATATCGGCCACTAAACTTTGTTTCCCCCTCCCACATATCAGGTTGGAGAATACCCTCTGAGGCTGGTGAACCGATAAAACTCTCGTAGGAACCCTGAATCTCAGCCAGTTCCGAACTCGCTTCGAGGGCCG